CATAAGGGTAAGGAGCAGTACAGCGGGAACCCACCCATAAGGGTGGTAACGCTTGATCTATGAGGGTTGGTTAAGTTAAACCTTATAACCATTGCTCCTCTAATTCTCGGGCCTCTATCCTTGAAAGGATACCTTATTTCTTCTTTAGGTATACCTTCGCCCATTCTGGTTCCTCTTCTTCCTCCTCTTCCAGTACAACTGTACTAGCTTTCGCAGTAGTCAGTATCTGGTTGAAGTAGAAGTTCACTAACTTATCCTCAGGTTTTCCCTGTTTATCAACTTTCCTCAAAAAGAGGGATTGATTCCAGGAATCATCTGTGGTAGGTAGGCGAAATACACAGTGGATATCATCAAAACTGATGGTACCACTTGCATTTGGATCTTTTCTACTTAACTGTATAGCTTTTAAAAGCTTATCAGATATGTAGACCTGGTTCCTATAAAACTCAGTTAAGTCTGATGACTCACCAGTAATTTCGGCTACCTGTTTAGGTAGTATCGCCTTTACTGATTGACCAATCCGACGAACGAAATCCTTAAAGATTTCGTTTTCTGATTTATATGCCTTCACAAAATCATTAATACCTTTGGCCATAAGATCAAAGGTTTTAACGATGGACCAGACCGCTGCAATCGCTGCGGGGTGAGGTATATCTTTAAACACCCAACCCTTAGGGGTGAATGTAGAAGATAGGGCTATACCATAAATGGTATGAGGCCGGAATTGATCGTAACCCTTCTCCATAACCGCCAGTGATTCGAGGTAGGGACTTGTAGTAATATGGGTCCCCCATTGAATCAGGCGGACTATGTTATCCATTTCCAGGTTGGCCTTACAGCCAACCTCGAAGTGGTCGAAGGCTTCCTCCAAAACAGTCAGGGCTTTTGCCACGTAGTAATTTAAAGCTACGAGTGAAATCTGCCTGTTGTTATATCCAAGTTCCTGCCATGTGTTATGGCCGGGAATTTGGTCACCGACCTCCTTTAGACTTTTCAATCCGAAGATTTCAGATTGAAGAGCGTTCTTGAGGTGTTGGAGATAGGTTACACCTTGCTTATCCTTCTTAAGGAGGATTCGCAAGGTGGGTAGTACTTGGCTTGCCGAAACATTGACTTCCCGCTCCTTAAGGAGCTGAAGCAACAATGGAACGTCCTTTCAGTCTTTAGAAGCCCTGTTAATGACGTTTGGACTAATACGACTCACATCCTTCCCATTGACGAAGACTCTTGAGCAAAACTCAGCCCAGTAGGTATTACCAACTGGTACCTTTGATTTTGCTTTTGATACCTCTATGTCTATCAGATCATAAATAATCATGATCTGATCCTTTAGGGCCTCGTGGTGGATGACTAAGTCATCACCTACGATTTCATAAAGGTCGTTGATGTTTAGGCCTATAAGCTTATCTTTTATAAGATAAGCAGCATAGTGCACCAAACAGTGATGTGTCAAGGAAGCGATCGCGAAAGATCCTTTCGAACCCATCGGCTGACCGACTCCATAACGCACATAGCGTTGTAGGTGAGGGACATAAAACTCCCTATCCACAACTAGACGATATCAAGCATCAGATAAGTCTGGCCGCGTAAAGCGGCCCATGCAAATCTGCTGCAACCTCGCGTGAAGTCTGTCCGTGAAGTTTCGTAAATCGAGAGATCAACTTTTAGAAGTTGACTTCTCCTTTACGATTGAGGCACCAATCGCATGATTACTCATGTGATCGGCGGGGAAATTGACCCTTAGAGCAACTTTTATTAGCTCCTCAATAGGATCTAGTATGAGCTGTGTCCAGTAATCCACTATCGCTACGAGTCTATGTTTATTCATAGAATCGGGAACAAGTTGCAACTTAGCCAAGTAAAACTGGCTACAATCAATCTCCACCTCTGACAGTTTTGTCAGATAGGTGAAGAGGGACTCATTGCCCGTAATGCGGCAGAGGTCCTTCATTGCAATGCGAAGGGGTTTGGTCGACATCAACAACTTTGCCTCCTGTGCAGAAAACTGCAGAGTAGGCGAACCATTTGGTCCTGCAGTCATCCTTAGGGATGGCTGTAGGTTGTATCGCGGTGAACGAGGAACTTCGAAGCTATGACTATAAAGTCAGGCTTTAAAATCCTTCATGAAGTTATTAAAACCCTTCACTTTGGATTCTGGGAAAGGCTTTTCTATCGAAGAAAGGTCCAACTCAGGGAGTTCTTTAGAGAGCCGAGGGATGGCGAGCAGGGTTATGAGGGCTTGATAGTCCTTATAACTTTTCTCATCACCCTTTTGGGAAGCTGCTATTAAGGGACTTAAGTCCTTTAAAGCAGTTGGTACTTTCGAGTCAGGTTCCGTAGCAACCCAACCTGGGTTGTCGGGATTACGACCCTCACTTAGAGCAATCACATAAGTGATTACGTCTTTGTATTTGGAGGTACCCCCAGTGATACCGTGGTGTTTAATTTTACTATTGTAAAAATTAACAATTGTTGTAATGTAAGTCTTCCATTGGACGTCTGTCCAATGGTCTGAAATAGATTTACAAACGACCAAATAAGCATCCAGGAGCCGAGACCCCTCTTTAAAGAGTGTATCCGGTAACCCCCTGGCTTGCATATTACTACCTTTTGTTTCTGACTTATGGTTATCCATAGGTTTTGAGGCACTTGGTACCGACACAACAGATTTAATTTGTTTGTGTGTTTTCCCAAACATTAAATTTAATTGACCTAAAGGTACATTCAGCTTCCTAAGAAGCTTCTCCAACAATGCTTTTTCAAGCTTGTTTAAGCTTTGAACCAAGGCATTATGCCCTCTTACTTTTTGGTTTGCCATTAATTTGGTAAGCTAAGGGTAAGGTCTAGCATGTAAATGCTATGTTTACCGTTAGGGATTTGGTCTTCAGGGTGGTTCCCTCGAAAGAGAATCATCAGACGATGACTGTCCTTGTGGTTCCATTCCCTTCTTCTTTATAGAAAAGGTGAATGACCGCTTATTAGTCGGCCAATTGCTCCTCTATGGGTTGAAGAACCCATAGACGGGCCCCAGTT